TGACAATGCCAGGAGGGGCAGAACAAACATCCCAAACGGACGTGGGCTCCACAAGTCCTAGTTTCTTAACAGAGGTTAACCGGAAACCAACTAAGTTCCGAATTCCCGCCGTTTTATCTCTCCAAAATGTACCTAAGTCAGGGGCCCGAACAGCGTTGAAGAAGTCTCCAAGTACAGAAGTATCGTACTGGTGAACTTTTATGCGCCAAACAGGAACCTTGCGAAGACCGCTAAGCTCAATATACCGATAGGTCTGATGAGTGCGACGATATCGTCCAAAAAACACATCATCACTGTGGGCATACGGCAAATTAAAACCGAGGGCTGCCTCAATTAAAGAGTATAAATGCTCAGAGGCGGCTCGGAAACCACGCTGATCTAAAAGACGAGCTGAAGCGAGACACGACGCTACGGAGCGTATGTTGTTTACGTCTGGTACAAACTTGACCCAAACAGGCTTGACGGGAAACCCAAAAGCACCCCATCCGTCGCAACTCTCCCGAAAATAACCGGGCAGAGAAGTGAACGATTTAGAGTGGTTGACTTTAAGACCGAATTGCTCGAGGACATCGATAACGACGTCAACGTACGCAGTAGGGCACTGAATGTCATCGCCATAAACAATCAGAGGGAATGGGGACTCGTAATCGAAAGAAAAATCGCGACAAGTTCGGATAGCACCATAAGAAAGAGCAGCAGTGAGAAGACTAAGGACCACAAAAGTAGTCCCGTCACCCATCTGACCATAGCTCCAACAGCGCTTAATAACCGGTTCGCCGGATGTAGTGTAGGTGACTTCCCCAGCCCGTAGCGATGCGAGCAAATTCCAAAATTCCGTCGGGAATAGCAATTTGGCAAGGTCAGCGGAGATCCAGTCCGACGCCGATGATAAGTCGACAGTCGACCAGGAGCCGGTAGACGACGCTTTAATTGCACACTCCGAAGGGATTGTTTGGTCATTGAACGGAAAGATAGCGGAATAACGGGGGTTTGCCTGCACGTTACGACGTATACCGGAAGCGACGGCGCTTTGAAGGTAGACATAGTCAGTGTGCATTTTGCCAATGAGACGGGATTTTGTGCGGGACTTAGCCACGGGGATAAGTTTTGCAAATCGTCTTTCTCTATAGGGCATGAACTCAGGTCGCAATCGGGGATTACGGTCTCCAAGCCTGCGATAGTTGGGGGGCGAGTAGGTCAGAGAATACGGCACGATAACATCGGCATTTCTGCCGAACAATGCGTCCCCGAAGGCGGGGCGAAATTGTTGTCTCCAAATCTGATCAGCAAGCTCATACGCCGGAGAACCTTTTGCAAAGGACTCGGGACGGATCGTATGCTCACGGAGTGTTTGGGGGTTAACGCCCTGAAGATTCTCGCCAGGCCCGAAAGAGCCAACGGTGAAATCGGCATCGTGTAAACAATCGCGTATGAAAGCGCGAGCGTGACTCACCACAGGATGGTCTTCGAGATCAGTGTAGAAACCGGTGTTATGCCGATGTTCTAATACATCTTGAATCTCAACGAAAGAAGCGATCGATTTAGCACGCATATCCTCAGTAGGCTGAGCTTCGAATTTCTTGAAGCACAAACAAACCTGAAGTATAAAGGCGACAATCTTAGCTTTACGTCTAGCGTCAGAAGAGTCCACGGGGTGTATGATAACACCGTCCGGAGAGAATAACTGACGTAAGTCCGAACCAAAGAACTTGGGAAGGACAGTTTTGGAGTTTTGGCGACGAAAAGCCGAACACAAAACGGGCAACCAGACACCAGTGTTTAGAGAAACCTGGAGTTGTGATGCGAACGCTTCGAGAGTGGATGAAAATCCGCTGCCTTCTGTCGTAAATCTACGACGGATAACCGAACGCTCGTATTTATAAATAGGGCGATGGAGTAAGGCTAGGGTGATGTCAATGTACTCGCTCATGGCTGTCTCCATATGAGGTTTCAGGTAGTACTGTATCCCCTCCACCACGGAGGATTATAGGAATAC